AAGATTTATTTGATGGAACTAATGTGGAAGTAAAAGCAAGGAAGAATGGTGAAGGTTTTACGCAATTAGATAAATGGAAAGGTTCTGCTGATTTATTAGTATTGAAAAAAGACAGAACTTCGCCTATGATATGTATGGATTGGGAACAATTCAAATTATATTTACATGCAGCCAAAACTAACGAAGGAACAGAAGAAGGAACGATACAAGAAAACGCCAGAAGAGGAACAGGCGTTAAAAGACAAATTCGGAACGGTGGCTGGCAAAATAGACACATTAAAGCCAGATTTGGGAAACGCCCATTTCGACATAAGTTTCCAAGACCGACAGAGGTTGAGGAAGATAGTTAAGACTATTCACTTTAAACATTATCCTAAAGAATTTATAAACGATAAAGAAGCAGATAAACTTATCGAAGCACTTGGTCCGAAAGTAGCTGAAGATATGATTAAAAAATATTTAGAACAAGTTAAGTGACAGATTTCTCCTATAAACCAGATGGGGATGTCCTAAAAAATTTTATGAAGTCAGATGACTTCTTTCGTGGACTTCGTGGTCCAGTTGGATCAGGTAAATCAGTTGCTTGTTGTATAGAAATATTTAGACGAGCTTTAGCACAAGAAAAAGGTAAGGATGGAACTAGAAAAAGTAGATGGGCAGTTATTCGTAATACCAATCCACAGTTAAGAACTACTACCATCAAAACATGGATAGACTGGTTTCCTGAACAAGACTTTGGTCCATTTGCATGGTCAGTACCTTATACACATAGGATCAGAAAAGGAGAAATTGATTTGGAAGTTATCTTTCTTGCTTTAGATAGACCTGAAGATGTAAAGAAATTATTATCTTTAGAATTAACAGGGGTATGGGTTAATGAAGCTAGAGAGCTACCTAAAAGTATTATTGATGCTTGTACTATGCGTGTTGGTAGATTTCCTAGTATGCGAGATGGTGGAGCTACTTGGTATGGAGTTATCTGTGATACCAACGCTCCTGAAGAAGATCATTGGTGGCCTGTCATGGCTGGCGATGTTCCTGTTCCCGACCATATTTCTAGGGAAGAAGCATTAATGTTAGTTAAGCCTGATAATTGGTCTTTCCATACACAGCCATCAGGAATGAAAGAAGTAATAAAAGAAAAACAATTAGAAGGTTATGAACCTAATGAAAAAGCAGAAAATAAAAAGAATTTAACAAAAGATTATTATAACAATATTATTAAAGGAAAAACAAAAGGATGGATTGATGTTTATGTAATGAATAAACTAGGTTCATTAGAAGAAGGAAAGCCAGTATATTCTGGTTTCAAAGAAGAATTACATATTGCTAAAGAGCCAATACCGACTGCAGAATTACCAGTCTATATTGGAATAGATTTTGGATTAACTCCAGCAGCAGTATTTGGTCAAAGACTTCCTATGGGTAATTGGCAAATAATACATGAACTTGTTTGTTTTGATATGGGTATAACAAGATTCAGTGAATTATTGCGTGGAGAGATAGCAAAAAAATTTAAAGGGTTAGAAATGGATATATGGGGTGATCCGGCTGGTGATTTTC